AGAGTCTTATGCAATAATATGAAGTGCAATCAATTGCTTGATTTGGATCAAGATTCGGCAATCTTATGCACTTTTCAAAATCAGCGTTTAGTGTTCTGTTCAATGCCTTGTGTCGTCAGTATGTTTGAGAGTGGTGATGAATGAAACTTCAATGCCGATACTGTAAGTCGATCAGGGATTTCCAAGATTTTTCCGAAGTCGAAAAGTCAAATTCCGAACAATGTTGGGTAACTGTTCGCGGCACAAATCACCACTTCAATAAGGTGATATTTTGAGTAAATCGGCCAAGACCGAAAGTAGAGTTTCAAGCGTTTCTCTCACTGACGAAACTTGGGAAATTGCCAAGTCAATGCCGAACTTCTCATCCTTTGTTCGTGAGTGTTTGATCCGTTGGCGATATGAGCATCAAGCCGACAAATCTCGTCATCTTCACCCAATGCAAATCGGGCGCAATCCACGAACGAATCATATCGAATACACCATCTGCTACCCGCATTCAAAATTGGGGCTTTGCCTTCTTTGCTGGCCTGAAGGAGCACCTACAACCTCGGATTGGGTTGAGTGGGTGCAAGGATGGCGATTCGACCATCATAGAGGCATCTCAGGCGCAGGGAAACCAATCACACGCATTCAGACCCTCGCAAGAGAAAACAACACGAGAGAAGCGTTTCACATGACTGATTTTGATTTCAAGAGAAAGAACTCGGCCAAGGCCGAGAATCCAGCTCGGAAAAATTGGTCGAGAATACTCGCAGTATTGCGTTTTTGGGACTGAAGAATTGGCTAAACGGCACTAAACCCTAAGGGTTGAGGCATCTTTTTTCATAGTTTGAAGTCGCTTACACGAGTATTCTTGGCGAACCACGAGTTTTCGTCTAATCCTGTGAAATCTGAAAGGAAACTCACTATCTCTAATGCGAATGACTGATGCCCTGCTTGACCTTCAGGATATTGCGCCTTTTTCAATCGCCACCAATCGAGAATATATTCAATCAATTTCCCCAAGTCGTTAGGTGTCCCAGCGAGGATTTCCTCGCCTGTGATCATCTCATAAATCGCAGCCCCAATATACAGATTTTCAAATGAGAGCAATTCGTCAATTGATTTGACGAGGACGGCGGCATTTACGCCCGCCACATAGTCCCTAAGCACCTGTCTTTCGCTCTCTTGTAGTTCTATACGGTAGGAAATAACCTGATCAGGAGCGGTCTTAGGCATGAAAAAACCTACAATCGGTCAAGGCCGCTTTTATTCTTCATTCTAATTCAAATCCTTGAAGAATCATTTTCCATGCAACAGCATTTGGCGTGGTTGAAGATATCGCCAGCGCGTGATTAGGCGGAACATAGATTCCATTCATTCCCCCGCCGTATTGGCCAAAGATAGAACGCTTGTTCGCCTCAGTATTAGAGAGTCCTTTCAATTGGTCGTAGACATTGATCGCATTCCGAGGATCACCACCTACATTTGCAGCCGTATTAGAGCCTCCCTTTTGGCTCCCAGCAGGTAATAGGTAGATAGAGATCCATTCGCCCGCGTCGCCGCCCCACATAGCCCCATTGACGATATGAACGGGCTTGTCCCCACTCGTGAACACATACCAAAGGGTATCCTGATCGGATCCCGTAGGTATTTTTCCAAAACCCGTAACTGATTTCCCGTAGTTCTGCATGAATCTCACTTATCCGCGAGCCTCATGATCTCGCGCATCCGCTTGATCCCCATTAACTCATTATCATAAAGGGTCTTGACCGCTTTTTTGATTGTAGTCTTTTCTTGAGATTTCATAATTTTGAAACGCGCTTTCGCTCGCTTTGATACGCCCATAATAAACGCCTCAAGCATCTGTGCTGATCACTAAACGAGTATTGAGTGCAATTGGAACTCGACATTGTTGGTATGTCCCTGTATCGACCGCAGGATCGTTGCAAGTGATTGAACCGATTGGAACGCCACTACCATTGAGGAAATAGGCGGGGGATGAAACCGTAAGTGCGCCAAATCCCATCATTCCGAACGCTGCCTGAACGGTGCGATTTTGCAGAGTTTCACCGATTGATTGTCCCGTCAAAATTGAGGTCAATTCATTCTCAGCAGCCGCGCCGGTAGGTGTATTTTGAAAAATATGGTATTCGCCATTAGAACAGCATACACTGACGGCGATTTGCCTATCAGAGGTTCCGTTCACCATTCCGATCACAGAGTCGCCGCTAACGAGGCGCACAGGGTGCGGTAGGGGTGCTGGCATATCGCCACAGGCTAAACCCGAAACAGGGAGAGCCGCTTTGATTTTTCCAGCCGAGCGAATATAGGCGTAAGTCATGTCTGTTGTCGCGGTGATCCCTGCGCGAACGACTCTCGGATTAGGTAGAGATTGCGTCGCGAAAGTTCCGGCATTCTGAGCCGAACCCACGAAATTTACATCGGTGAGAATTTCTTCTTCTGTGCCTTCGGTCAAGGCCGTGTTTGAGAGCGGAACGACTGCGCCGCCCTGCATGATTAATTGTCCGAATCCATCTTGATCAGCCATAGTATCACAATTTTATCCCAGCACCAAGAAGGGGCTTCATTAGATCGGAATTTATTCGATTAATTGGTTTCCTCAAAAGTCGGCGACCTACATTGAATGTAATTGCCGTTGTTGCGCCAGCGACGGCCATCGGGAGCAGATTTGAAGATAGGTTGTTCACAATCTGATTCACGCCTTCGGTTGGAGCCATCATCAAGTCCTTCAAACTGATTTCACCGGTTCCGCCCCATTCGCCTTCGACCATCGAAGTTACGCCTAAAGCCTCGTCGTAGTATTTTGTGCCTGCGCCTTGAACAAGGTCGCCTTCACCTGTGAAGAATCCGACGATCCCGCCGCCGGTAGTTCCGCGCATGATGATCCCTAGATAAGTCAAGGATTCAAGGGCATTCAGTATTTTGAAAGATTTCTTTCGGCGAGTTCTCTTCGTTTTTCGGCGAGCCATAGTTTAGGGTCGCCTAAACCTCGCTATTAATCCTGTTGAGTGAATTTTCCTTCAGTGTTTCTCAAAGCGGTCAAGGCCGGTTTTGTATCGCCCATTTCACCGATCTTAGATTGAAGCAGATGCGCTATGGCCTGTTGGATCGGATTGACGGGTTCAATACCGCCAAGGATCCCTGATTCGACCACGCCTTTGATCGCTTCAGCCATTTTATGATCGAGATCATCAAGTTCTTCTGTTATTTGTTTCGACATTTCAAAGAGCATCCGCAAGACCATCAGATTAACGATGATCGCGGCCAAATTCAATACTAGGTTGTAATCCATACCTAACCCAGCCGCCAACGGCTCTTAATCCTCTGTTAATGTAATGAAATGTAATGTATTGTATTGTATTGTATTGTATTGTATTGTGTTAGTAATTAGTAAATTAATAAAAACCGCTTGAAGTTACTAAATACTAACACTACCTCGGACAGAGCGGAGAAATTACCAGCCGGAGAGGAAAAAATGACGAAAATTGCATATGAAGAAAGAAGATTCGCGGCCAAGACCGCTTTAGTGATAGATCAGGCAAACGAGATAATGAAAGAATACGGGTCGAGTGTTACTCTCCGTCAATTATACTACCAATTCGTTGCCCGTGATCTAATGGAAAATAAAGTTCAAAATTACAAAAAATTAGGCGACATTATCCGCAACGGTCGAATGGCTGGAAAAATATCTTGGGACTTGATGAGCGACCGAACACGAAGCATCTACGGCACCCATGGATATTCGTCAATTGGATCATATTTACAGACGATATATTGGAGATACAAAGAAGATTTGACCCGCAATCAACCTCAGAATATCGAAATATGGGTCGAGAAGGATGCTTTAACGACCGTGATCGGATCGGTGGCGACTAAGTTCCGTTTGAACTATTTCCCGACCAAAGGATATCCTTCAATTGACTCGTTGAAACAATCTGCCGACCGAATGAAAGATGCGAAAAATGACCACGGCCAAGACACAGTTATTCTCTATCTTTCTGATCATGATCCTGAAGGAATGCACATGCCAAAAGCGGTCGAAGAAACCTTGACCCAAATGGGCGCACAAGTAACCGTTCAACGAATCGGTTTAACGATGGATCAAGTGAACCAATACAAGCCACCGTCTTCGTATGCTAAGGAAACATCAAGTCGATATCAGCAATACATTGAGGACACGGGAACCCGTGAAGTTTGGGAACTTGATGCGCTCAAACCCGATGTAATTCAAGGCATCCTAAGAGAAGCGATTGAAGCAATTTTCGACCAAGACCGATTCGACGCTTTGAAGGTAAAGGAAAAGGCAGGGCAGAAGGATTTGGAATTGATCGCAGACAATTATGAAAAGGTTTTGAAATTCCTAAAAGAAGGCTTTGATGATGATCGAGATCCATCATGCCCATCATGCGGAATGAAGACCGATTCCGGCCAAGATCCTGATGGTGATTATTCCTGCTATAACGAAGATTGTGATGTTGAGTATTTCGATGAGGATGGTGCAATGTCGTGAGAGTCTTATGCAATAATATGAAGTGCAATCAATTGCTTGATTTGGATCAAGATTCGGCAATCTTATGCACTTTTCAAAATCAGCGT